CATTATACACGAAAGGAGGAATAACAAATGAACATTCAAGAAGCAACTAAGATAGCTACAAAAAATCTTGTCTCTATGACACGGAAAGATTGGAAAGAAAGTCATCGAACTAAGATATTACCAACAAATGATAGTTTTTTACAATGCATCATTTCAAATAGCGATGGGACAAACCTTATCAGATATTGGCAACCTTCAGCCGATGACCTCATGGCAAATGATTGGGAAGTTATAAACCCAACTAGAGACCAGGAATTATTGAAGCAATTTTAGAAATGCTATCAATGATACTTTTTAAATTGTTTTTAAACTCATTTTCAAAGTAAACAACAGTCTTGTCTGAAATTGTTACATGATAAATAGTGTTACTAGCATACACGCCGTTTAGGAACCCAGAGTTTTTAAGTTTATTTAAATCGTATTTTACATCTTCGAAATGTAGTTTTTGAAAATACTTTGTATGTATATCTTTAGCACTTCCAAAATTATTGCAGGTTAATTTAACCGAACCTAACTTTACACATTCTAAATAATCTTTGTAGAGTACGTACAAGATATATTGTTGGTCTTTAGTAAGTGTATCAAATTCATCAGATATCAAGGGCATGTTATCACCTCCTTAGGTTGATAACAACATTATACACGAAAGGAGCATAAACAAATGAACACAAGATCAGAAGGATTGCGTATAGGCGTCCCACAAGTTTCTAGCAAAGCTGATGCTTCTTCATCCTATTTAACGGAAAAGGAACGTAACTTAGGAGCGGAAATATTAGAGCTTATTAAAAAAAGTGATTACAGCTACTTAGAAATAAACAAAGTTTTCTATGCATTAGATAGAGAACTTCAATACAGGGCGAATAATAACAAACTTTAACATTTATCTAAAGGAGTGATAGAGATGCCAAAAATCATAATACCACCAACACCAGAAAACACATATCGAGGCGAAGAAAAATTTGTGAAAAAGTTATACGCAACACCTACACAAATCCATCAATTATTTGGAGTAAGTAGAAGTACAGTATACAACTGGTTGAAATATTACCGCAAAGATAATTTAGGTGTAGAAAATTTATACATTGATTATTCACCAACAGGCACTCTGATTAATATTTCTAAATTGGAAGAGTATTTGATCAGAAAGCATAAAAAATGGTATTAGGAGGATTATCAAATGAGCGACACATATAAAAGCTACCTAATAGCAGTGCTATGCTTCACGGTCTTAGCGATTGTACTCATGCCGTTTCTATACTTCACTACAGCGTGGTCAATTGCAGGATTCGCAAGTATCGCAACATTCATATTCTATAAAGAGTACTTTTATGAAGAATAAAAAAACTGCTACTTGCGACAACAAGTAACAGTTAAAGATAAGCATTTGTCTTAAATAATTATATAAGGAGTTATTAATATGACCTTACAACAAAAAATACTATCACATTTTGCAACATATGACAATTTCAATCCTGATGATGTAGTTGAAGTTTTTGGAGTATCGAAAACACATGCAAAATCCACACTTTCGAGACTTAAGAAAAAAGGAAAGGTTGAAATGGAAAGTTGGGGAAAATGGCGTGTTATCGAAGCACAATTACATTTAACTGTCGTCGAACGTAAAAAAGAAATTTTAGAAGAGCAATTTGAATTGTTAGCAAGATTGAATGAACAAAGTGATGACCCTAGAGAAATAGAAGATCGTATCAAGTTAATGATTCGTCTAGCTAACCAATTTTAAGGAGGATTTAATCAATGGCAATATTAGAAGATATTTTTGAAGAATTAAAACTATTAAATAAGAATTTACGTGTGTTAAATACTGAACTATCAACTGTGGATTCATCAATCGTACAAGAGAAAGTTAAAGAAGCACCAATGCCAAAAGAAGAAACAGCTCAACTGGAAACAATTGAAGAAGTTAAGGAAACGTCTACTGATTTAACTAAAGATTATATTTTATCAGTAGGAAAAGAGTTCCTTAAAAAAGCAGATACTTCTGATAAGAAAGAATTTAGAAATAAACTTAACGAACTTGGTGCGGATAAGCTATCTACTATCAAAGAAGAACATTATGAAAAAATTGTTGATTTCATGGAAGCGAGAATTAATGCATGAAGCTAGATCACTCAAATAGAGCTCATGCAAAGCTAAGTGCAAGTGGTGCGAAACAATGGCTAAACTGCCCACCGAGTATTAAGGCAAGTGAAGGTATTGCAGATAAAAGTTCAGTTTTTGCTGAAGAAGGTACATTCGCCCATGAATTAAGTGAGTTATATTTCAGTCTTAAATATGAAGGCCTAACACAGTTTGAGTTTAATAAAGCTTTTCAAAATTATAAGCGAAATCAATATTACAGTGAAGAGTTGCGTGAATATGTTGAAGAGTATGTAGCTAATGTAGAAGAAAAATATAACGAAGCTTTGAGTAGGGATAATGATGTAATAGCTTTATTTGAAACAAAATTGGATTTAGGTAAATACGTCCCTGAATCTTTTGGTACTGGTGATGTCATTATATTTTCAGGTGGTGTACTTGAAATTATTGACCTTAAATACGGTAAAGGCATTGAAGTTTCAGCTATAGATAATCCTCAACTTAGATTATATGGCTTGGGCGCATATGAACTGCTTAGTTTAATGTATGACATTCATACAGTTCGCATGACTATCATACAACCACGAATAGATAACTTTTCTACTGAAGAGTTACCAATATCAAGATTACTTCAATGGGGAACCGATTTTGTTAAACCATTAGCCAGACTTGCTTATAACGGTGAAGGTGAGTTTAAAGCAGGTAGTCATTGTAGATTCTGTAAGATAAAGCATTCATGTAGAACACGTGCAGAATACATGCAAAATGTGCCTCAAAAGCCACCACATTTGTTAAGTGATGAAGAGATTGCAGAACTTTTATATAAACTGCCTGATATCAAAAAATGGGCTGATGAAGTAGAACATTATGCGCTAGATCAAGCGAAAGGAAATGATAAAAACTATCCTGGTTGGAAGCTTGTAGAAGGTCGTTCGCGAAGAATGATAACTGATACAAAAGCAACGCTTGAAAAGTTAGTTGAAGCGGGTTATAAACCTGAAGATATTACAGAAACCAAGTTACTTAGCATTACGAATTTAGAAAAATTAATTGGTAAAAAAGCATTTTCTAAAATTGCAGAAGGCTTTATAGAAAAGCCGCAAGGTAAATTAACACTTGCTACTGAGTCAGATAAAAGGCCAGCTATAAAGTCATCTGCCGAAGATGATTTTGACGAACTATAAAAAATTAAAAAGGACGGTATATAAACATGAAAGCAAAAGTATTAAATAAAACTAAAGTGATTACAGGAAAAGTAAGAGCATCATATGCAAATATTTTTAAACCACGCAGTATGCAAGAAGGTCAAGAAGCAAAGTATTCCATCAGTTTAATCATTCCTAAGTCAGATACAAGTACGATAAAAGCTATTGAACAAGCTATAGAAGCTGCTAAAGAAGAAGGAAAAGTTAGTAAGTTTGGAGGCAAAGTTCCTGCAAATTTAAAACTTCCATTACGTGACGGAGACACTGAAAGAGAGGATGATGTGAATTATCAAGATGCTTATTTCATTAATGCATCAAGCAAACAAGCACCTGGTATTGTTGACCAAGACCGAAATAGATTAACGGATTCAGGAGCTGTTGTAAGTGGTGACTATATTAGAGCTTCAATCAATCTATTTCCATTCAATACAAATGGTAATAAGGGTATTGCAGTTGGATTGAACAATATTCAACTTGTAGAAAAAGGCGAACCTCTTGGCGGTGCAAGTGCAGCAGAAGATGATTTCGATGAATTAGACACTGATGATGAGGATTTCTTATAAGTCAATAGGTGGGGTTTCTAGCCCCACTTTAATTTTAAAGAAATTGAGGTGTCAAGAATTTGAAATTTATGAATATAGATATTGAAACATATAGCAGTAACGATATTTCGAAATGTGGTGCCTATAAATACACAGAAGCTGAAGATTTCGAAATTTTAATTATAGCTTATTCGATAGATGGTGGAGCGATTAGTGCGATTGACATGACTAAAGTAGATAATGAGCCTTTCCACGCTGATTATGAGACGTTTAAAATTGCTCTATTTGACCCTGCTGTAAAAAAGTATGCATTCAATGCTAATTTCGAAAGAACTTGTCTTGCTAAACATTTTAATAAACAGATGCCACCTGAAGAATGGATTTGCACAATGGTTAATTCAATGCGTATTGGCTTACCTGCTTCGCTTGATAAAGTTGGAGAAGTTTTAAGACTACAAAGCCAAAAAGATAAAGCAGGTAAAAATTTAATTCGTTATTTCTCTATACCTTGTAAACCAACAAAAGTTAATGGAGGAAGAACAAGAAACCTACCTGAACATGATCTTGAAAAATGGCAACAATTTATAGATTACTGTATTCGAGATGTAGAAGTAGAAATGGCGATTGCTAATAAAATTAAAGACTTTCCAGTAACTGCAATTGAACAAACATATTGGGTTTTTGACCAACATATAAACGACAGAGGTATTAAGCTTTCTAAATCATTGATGTTAGGAGCTAATGTGCTCGATAAGCAGAGTAAAGAAGAATTGCTTAAACAAGCTAAACATATAACAGGTTTAGAAAATCCTAATAGTCCTACACAGTTATTGGCTTGGTTAAAGGATGAACAAGGATTAGATATACCTAATTTACAAAAGAAAACGGTTCAGGAGTACTTAAAAGAAGCAACAGGAAAAGCTAAAAAAATGCTAGAAATTAGATTGCAAATGTCTAAAACCAGTGTGAAAAAATACAACAAAATGCATGACATGATGTGCAGTGATGAACGGGTAAGAGGTCTGTTTCAATTTTACGGTGCCGGTACTGGAAGATGGGCAGGTAGAGGTGTACAACTTCAGAATTTAACAAAGCATTATATTTCAGATACTGAATTAGAAATAGCAAGAGATCTTATTAAAGAACAACGTTTTGATGATTTAGATTTATTACTCAATGTTCATCCTCAAGACTTATTAAGTCAATTAGTTAGGACGACATTTACTGCTGAAGAAGGTAATGAACTAGCAGTAAGTGATTTTTCTGCAATAGAGGCAAGAGTCATAGCATGGTATGCAAAAGAACAATGGCGTTTAGATGTGTTCAACACACACGGAAAGATATATGAAGCATCGGCTTCTCAAATGTTTAATGTACCGGTAGAAAGCATAACTAAAGGCGACCCTCTCAGACAAAAAGGAAAAGTGTCCGAATTAGCTTTAGGCTATCAAGGTGGCGCTGGAGCTTTAAAAGCAATGGGTGCATTGGAAATGGGCATTGAAGAAAACGAGTTACAAGGTTTAGTTGATAGTTGGCGTAACGCAAATCCTAACATAGTTAATTTTTGGAAGGCTTGCCAAGAGGCTGCAATTAATACTGTAAAATCCCGAAAGACGCATCATACACATGGACTTAGATTTTATATGAAAAAAGGTTTTTTAATGATTGAACTGCCTAGTGGAAGAGCTTTAGCTTATCCAAAAGCTTTAGTTGGTGAAAATAGTTGGGGTAGTCAAGTTGTTGAATTTATGGGGTTAGATCTTAACCGTAAATGGTCAAAGTTAAAAACGTATGGTGGGAAGTTAGTCGAGAATATTGTTCAAGCAACTGCAAGGGATTTACTTGCGATTTCTATAGCAAGGCTTGAAGCATCAGGTTTTAAAATAGTTGGCCATGTCCATGATGAAGTAATTGTAGAAATACCTAGAGGTTCAAATGGACTTAAGGAAATCGAAACTATCATGAATAAGCCTGTCGATTGGGCAAAAGGATTGAATTTGAATAGTGACGGATTTACTTCTCCGTTTTATATGAAGGATTAGGAGTGTGATTGAATGCAACATCAAGCTTATATCAATGCTTCTGTTGACATTAGAATTCCTACAGAAGTCGAAAGTGTTAATTACAATCAGATTGATAAAGAAAAAGAGAATTTGGCGGACTATTTATTTAATAATCCAGGTGAACTATTAAAATATAACGTTATAAATATCAAGGTTTTAGATTTAGAGGTGGAATGATGGCTAGAAGAAAAGTTATAAGAGTGCGTATCAAAGGAAAACTAATGACATTGAGAGAAGTTTCAGAAAAATATCATATATCTCCAGAACTTCTTAGATACAGATACAAACATAAAATGCGCGGCGATGAATTATTGTGTGGAAGAAAAGACTCAAAATCTAAAGATGAAGTTGAATATATGAAGAGTCAAATAAAAGATGAAGAAAAAGAGAGAGAAAAAATCAGAAAAAAAGCGATTTTGAACCTATACCAACGAAATGTGAGAGCGGAATATGAAGAAGAAAGAAAGAGAAGATTGAGACCATGGCTTTATGATGGAACGCCTCAAAAACATTCACGTGATCCGTACTGGTTCGATGTCACTTATAACCAAATGTTCAAGAAATGGAGTGAAGCATAATGAGCATCATCAGTAACAGAAAAGTAGATATGAATGAAATGCAAGACAACGTTAAGCGACCAGCGCACTACACATACGGCGATATTGAAATTATAGATTTTATCGAACAAGTTACGGCACAGTACCCACCACAATTAGCATTCGCAATAGGTAATGCAATTAAATACTTGTCTAGAGCACCGTTAAAGAATGGTCATGAGGATTTAGCAAAGGCGAAGTTTTACGTCGATAGAGTATTTGACTTGTGGGAGTGATGACCATGACAGATAGCGGACGTAAAGAATACTTAAAACATTTTTTCGGCTCTAAGAGATATCTGTATCAGGATAACGAACGAGTGGCACATATCCATGTAGTAAATGGCACTTATTACTTTCACGGACATATCGTACCAGGTTGGCAAGGTGTGAAAAAGACATTTGATACAGCGGAAGAGCTTGAAACATATATAAAGCAACATGGTTTGGAATACGAGGAGCAGAAGCAACTAACTTTATTTTAGAGGAGATGGAAATGATGAAAATCAAAATTGAAAAAGAAGTGAACTTGCCTGAACTTATCCAATGGGCTTGGGATAACCCCAAGTTATCAGGTAATAAAAGACTCTATTCAAACGATGTTGAACGCAACTGTTGTGTGACTTTTGATGTTGATAGCATCTTATGTAATGTGACTGGATACGTATCAATTAACGATAAATTCACTATTCAAGAGGAGATATAACAATGAAAATCAAAGTAAAAAAAGAAATGAGACTAGATGAATTAATTAAGTGGGCATGGGATAACCCTGGATTAGCAACAGGAAGAAATTTTTATCCACAAACCAAGAGTGATATTGATTATAAGTGCTTCTCTCTTTATGACGGAAGAAATTGTATCATAAAAGGTTTTGTATCAGCTGATGATACTTTTGAAGTCGAATTTGAAGAAGATATCACAGAAGAGACTAAGGTTGATAGGTTGATTGAATTATTCGAGATTCAAGAAGGAGACTATAACTCTACACTATATGAGAACACTAGTATAAAAGAATG